AAGAGATGGCGACCCCTTCTGAGGTTGCCCTAAAATAAATTTTCGCCTAGACAAATCAGTTTCCGCAGACTGTGCTGCCGGTTTAGGACGAAGACGGTCAGCCTGTGCTTTTCTTTTTTCTGCTGCTTTTTCTTGCAATCGGGCCTTCATCTCCTGTGGAGTATGTACTTTAGTTGCCTGTTCTGGTAAGGGAACCTCCTGTTCACGTTGTTCACTTTTTTCAAGTCTACGTAAATCCGTATATTCATCAGTAGGTAACGCTAACTTATCCTGTCCTTCTGGAAGTTTTATTTTAATTGGCTCTGCATCTTCTTTTAGAACTATACTATTATTCTCTTGAATTTGTAGGCTTGATGGAAAAAGAGAAGAAGCATCAATTGGTAAATTTAAAATATTTGCTATATGTCTTTGTTGATATGGCAGGTTAGTAGTATTTACTGCTTGTAAAAAATTTCTACTGTTATGCCCCATCCATGCATCTTTCTCTCCAAAAGAATCTTTATTTTCAAACTGAAGCAGATTTTTCATCTGTTCAAAAGAAGCGTATGCTTCTGGTGTTATTTCATAATCCCAAACTAATCTAAAAATATCTGTTCCTTGTGCAACCTTGCTTCTTCCTTTAGATTTTCCTTCAGTATATACTCCCTGTCTATCTTTCCACGGCTGTTTATAGTATATCGTAGGTGAAGAGGGCAATGCATTCTGCTTTGCAAACGTAGGATCGCCATTTGGAGGCCAAATATTATTTTGTTCAGAAACGATGGCTTCTCCTTCCTTCATGTCTGCTGGAAACCATTGAGGTCTAACATGCCTTAGATCGGCCTTACTCCCATATTTTCCTCCGTAATGCTCTTTAGGATTTCTTTTAGCATCGCTTGAGTGATTGAGTACCCATCTATAATTAGTTCTTTTTAGTAATCCTACATCTGCTAAAAATTCTTTTTGAATACGGCCAGCACCGTTTAAGGAAAAATCGTACATGGAGTGTGCAAGTTTATAATCGTCCCAACCCACAACATTTTTAAAAAAATTTCTCATATCTAAATAAGAATCAGCTACTGTGATATCAGTTCCTACATGAGGCGTCGGAGCACTAAGATGATAAGCACTTTGCTTATGGCGAAAATTAAAACGCGCATGTTCCCCTTTATTTGAATATCTACGTCCCGGTGGGTTTGGAATTGTCTTTATATTTTGCGGTCCTTCAAAATATTTATTTCCACTTTCCATATTTCTTAATAAATCAAAAATTGCTTGAATTTTAGACAGCTTCCAATCTGTTAAATCAGCAGATACTGCCCCCTTTATTGGTGCTAAGTCTCCTGTAAAAACCCTTACTGCCGTATTTCTAGCAGCAGTAAGCGCACTAACAAGAACGTCCCCATTTTCAGGTAATGTTTTAGCCCTTTCTCTTAATGATCTACTAAGTGAGACGGGAGGTGACATGCCCTTTTCTTTTAATATCCGTTTGAATTCTCCAGATTCTAGTTTTCCTACGTTTTCTAATACAAGTTTAACTTCTTCTCTTGTCAAAGGACGGAAAATCTTCCGGTCATATTTTTGTGTAATGCGATCTGGCGGCGGTTGCCCATACCCTTCGATTTGGGCGCGAGTATACTGTGTTGGATCAGGAGCAAGGCGATGTACGGAAGGCGATTGATCCTGTAACTCTTGCCTTGCCCTATCTAAAGCAGCTTTAGTTCTCCTTTTTCCCGGTGGCAGCGTCAAAGCACTATCAGGAATGCGCCTGTTGGGCATACCCTTTAAATCTTTTGATATACCTGCTTCTATTTGAGCAATAGTCGGTTCTTTTAAATGAACGTCTTCACGTACACTTAGTAATTGCTTTCGTGATTCATCGTCTATTCGAAGTGCAGTATATTTTTTACCGGCGGCTGTTTTTAAAAACCTTTTTCCAGAGTTTGAATTTAAATACTCTATACCGTCTTTATCATCAAACCAGCCGTCTGAAAAAAGAACTTGATCTTCTGCCCACTCTATTCCATCTTTAGTCTCTAACCAACGATAAAATCTATTTAGTTTGCCTCTTCTATCCTGTTCACTAGCCTGTTTTCTTTGCGCTGTATATCTACGACGATCTTCCGTTTCATCAAGGCTTGCGTCCTCCGATGAAATAAATCCTACATTTTTAGGTGCGGACTCTAAGTTTTTATCTATAATTTTTTGTTCTTCGGCAGAAGTCCACGGTTCATTTCTTGAATACGATTCTTCAGAAGATAGTGGTGGTTTAAGTACTTTATAGCCAAGACCTTCTTTTTCAATTATTCCTAGCTTTGTCATTTGATAAAGCAACTCTTCAGCATCAGCAACAGATATATTAAGCCCCATTGCTAATACACCGGAATCCGCCTTTTGTTGATCTACCACAAGATCAATAGCTTTATCTAGTCTAGTTTGTGATGTTTGTCTATTCTTATGTGGATGGGGAATTTCATGCGTAGGATTTACTTTATCTGGGTCTTCACCAGCCTTTCGTGCATCCATACGCTTACGATTTAAACGCTGAATATTCCTTTTCTGATTTTGACGCTTCTTCGCTACTTTCTCAGCATCTAAACTTTTTTGCATCTCTACTTGTCTTAGAAGCTCATCGTCTCCTAAATCAACATATTCTTGAACTTCCTGTTGTGTTTTTCCCCTATTACGAAGAAAGTTTTTTCTTGCTTCTCTAACTTTATCTGAAGTAAGTTTATCTGCCATAATACTTAATATCCAAAAGTAGCATCTGTAAGTTCTGGTGGCCTAGTATACATATTCTTAAAGATAGCCGCCTGTGGTGTAGAAATTTGACGTGTCATACACATATACCGTAGTGCATCATACGCATGATCGTCTGCCTTTGTATCAACGTCTTCGCTATTGGTCTTAGATAGCGGCAACGTAGGAAGAGTTCGTACTAGATTTGTACACGTAGAGAAAATACGTAGCCGTGGTTCCCCGTATTCATTCATTGCAAGACGCCTGTGTACTTCAATTTTACCAGAAAGCCTATTAGAATCGGACGGAATCCACCTTACTCCTCCACGTATCATGGTTTCCGCTATAGACGGGCCTAATCCTGTACGATTCCAGCACGATTTATCAAGAACAGATAGCGACATTTGACCGTCAGTTCGCTCCATTTCTCGAATTAGCGTAGCAAGTGCTTCTCCTGTGTACCCTTTAATATATAACTCTCGGTATATCCAAAGATTCCCGTCCCAATCAATTGCGCCCCAAAGAATACAACTAGGAGAACTATATCCATAATCACCAGCCCTTATCTTAGCCCATCCTTCAGGAACTTCGAAGGGCTGAACTACGTGGACCGATCTGTTAAATTCAGTAAATGCAGCCCCTTCTGCTACATCCCAATCGCCCTCTAAAAGGCGTTTCCGCTCAACCTCTGGAAGCGAATACAACATCGCTTCGTATTCGCCCGTTTTCATGAGATACGGATTATCCGTTAAACGGGCCGGAATAAATTTACGATGAAACAGCGGCTTTCCTGAATCAACGTGATTCTGCCCGTACACAAGAGTTTTTTCCGTATCGATGTCAGTGGCCCAGAACGAAGTATTGGGGGGTTCTGGATCGATAAACATCTTTTTAATCCACCAGCCCCCTACTCCACCGGGATTGGCAGTTGCTCTCATGTACGTTTCAATCGTTTCATCCGCCGTGCGAAGGCGTGAGCGAAGATAATTCCACACATACGGCGAAGGATAGTGGCCTAGTTCGTCAATGCCAATCCACGTAAACGATTGACCCTGATAGCGGTATACATCGTCATCTTTATCTACGTAACTGAAAAGTGCAGTCGCTCCACTGGGAAACTCCCACGTTTTTGTAGATTCCTTGAACTTCGCTTTGGGAAAAGCATGAAAATACAGCTTTTTGCTTTGATCGATTAGCTCTGTTAATTCTGCAAGCGTTCGACGTAGCAGCAAGGCTCTGTGGTTACTGTTATTTGCGTACCTAAGAAGATCAACAAGCATTGCGTAGCTTTTGCCACCACCCGCTGCACCTCCATAGAGTACTTCTTTTTCTGGGGCCGCAAGAAAGTCTGTTTGTGGCCCCGTATTGGGAGCAAATACAAGCTCCTGATCGTCCTCAAGAAGCTTTTCCACCTCTGTATTGGTGGTAACTCCTCCACTTTGTATCACATTTATCAGTTCTTTGTTATTTTTTATCTTTTCTCGTTTATTTGCTGACTTTTGTTCCTGTTTTTTAAGATC